TCTTTTTTAGAAAATGGTCGTTCGCCACCATAATTGTGAAATTGACCGTCAACAACTTCTATAAGATCGCGACAATAATCACCGAAAACTGAAACAAAATGTTCAACATTCAAGGGTAAATTAGTAACAACTTTTCGTCTATCTCGCGTAATAGTTGGGATTATATGATTTACGACAGCTTCATAAGATTTACCGCCACCCGGCTTACCTTGTATACCATTAATAGCCATTTTTCTTAACTCCCTAACCTAGTAAAAGGTATTAACTGTAATAACATGCGAATAGTTAAGCTAGTGATTATCATACCCATCGCCTCACCAAAGCCGATAAGATTCATAATATAAGCAGTCTGTGGTGGTATTGCTGATATGTATTGAGTAATATTCAAGCCATCGAACAAGTAACCAAGACCATCCACAAGATAAATCACGCCAGTTGATACTTGTTCGAAAATCCACAAAAACAAATCTTTTTGAATATCATAAATAGTTAAAACCAGTCTATATAAAAAATCCTTAAGAGTATCAAATAAATAAAATAGTTTATCGCCGAGAAAATCTAGCATTTTAACCCCCAAAAATAATTTTACGACATGCAAAAGCCGAAGTAATGAGAATAAAAATTCTTATTGCTGACCAAACATAGGACGGAACATCAAGCGAATGGCAACCGAAATTGCCTAACTTACCCAAATTAAAGCAGAATGAATTATCATATTCAGAACCCGCGGGAATAGACGCATTAAAAGAATCTAAAAAAGTAAAAAATCTAGTAGATTTAAATTGTGTAATTTGTTGATCGAGCAAACCGTTAAAACCATCAGGATATTCGGACTCCCAGAAAGATGTTAAACCATTAGAAACATTAGTATCAGCATCGGTGCGAGTACCATTTAATTTTTTAATAGCATCAACAACTGGGGAAAGGTCTGTATCAGGAACATTAACAATAACATTACCATCATTACCAACAACAACACCACCAGTATCAGTACCAGTATCAGTACCAGTATCAGTATCAGTACCAGTATCAGTATCAGTACCAGTATCAGTGCCAGTATCAGTATCAGTGTTAATCATATCAGGATCAGAATAATCAGGGATACCGTCAGAATCAGAATCAACATCAAAGCATAAGAATTGACCATTTACAAAACCACATTGCGCATTACAAGAAAGGGCAGTGTTAGAATCAACAGAACCAGCATTTTCACAAACGTTATTTGGATCTTCTGCACACGCTAAAAGACCGCCATTATCAGTACAATTATTTAAATCAGGGTCAGGTTCGGTAATATTAATAGGATTAGCTGTAATATCATTTAATTGCTCATCATTAACATAACAGTTACCCTCTGCGCCCATATATACAGAAGAACCGCCAATGGAAACAGCTTGAACAGCACACTTAGAGCCGTTAGGTTTGGTGTAGCAAGCACGTGAATCAGTAACAGATACGTTATATACGTCATTAATGGAACAATCGTCATATATAGGTAATATGTCAGGATTAACACAACGATCTATTTCGCCGTCTTGATTTGTATCTAGGGGATAAGAATCTTGTATATTTGTGTCATTGGGACAAGTTTTAGTAGACGAATAAGAACCAAAGAAAAATGTAATATTACCAGATTGTGTATTTTTGGAACCGGATTCAGTTTCTGTTTCAAATACGACGGTGTAATCTTGAACGGAAAGAACAGAAACAGATGAATAACCGTGCGACATTAATTTTCGCGTCATCTCACTAATATACCAAGATGTACAACCAGATAAACCATTTTCATTAGTTTTGGACGGCACAAGCCCAATATCTATAGAAGTTGTACCGTACGCAGAATTAGTACAAGTGAGAATATACCCAGAAACGACTTTTGGGTCAGAGGATGGTGCATCTATAACACCAGATATAGAGCTGTAAGACACAAAAAAAAGAGCCGTTATAAAGCCCTTTTTGATACAATTAAGAATCACCCAAACCCCCTGCAAACTTCTTTAGCACACATTGCCCCCAACATAACAATAAGTATATGAATGAGGGCGAGCATTACACCCGCCAACATAGTTATGCTCGATTAATAGCACGTTTAGCTAAATGAATGCCCTTGTACGCCAAAGCAACGCCAACGATCAATACACCAGCAGATGATACGAAAGTGGCGACAGAAGTTAAATCAACAGCAGCTAGAATATCAGCCATAATTAATACCTCACAAAATTTAAATTAAAATTAAATATGTCTTATGATTTGACGGGCATTTTTTACAACGTAACCCATAAACCAAAAAAACATATAAGTACTAAAACCCCAAGCGAAAGAAGTAGCAATTTCACCAGAGGAAAGTTGCGAGTAATCAACCAAATCATGGTAATCACTCGATTCAAGCAAAACCATACTACAAGTAGCAAGGTCATGCGATGAATCCAATACAAGAATGTCATTAGAATTTGCAAAAACACAAACCGCCATTATTGACCCCACGCAATTTGAACATCCACAGATAAGCAACGTGGACAAGCGCAAAGAACAAAGCCAAAACGCTCAACGGTTTTACGTTGATTAATTGAGAACAAATGTTTGCATTGATTGCAAAGAAACATAATGTCAGACTCAACTAAAAGCATTTAAAATTTAACACCCTTAATAACTGGCACTAACTGGCCATTCTTAAGCTCATTATCAAGAATAAAATCAACTTGAAGCGGATAGCCGTCTGCTGGTAATTGATTAATAACATCTTTAGAACAAGAGATTTCAGAAACAGAAAAGCCAGAAGATGAAAAGGTAGAGAAATTAGGTGATTTAAAATCCTGAAGAGGTTCAAGAACATATACAGTACCGAAATCAAATTGTTTACCTTGCTTTGTAGTGCCTGTACAAAAACGTTTACCAATTACATTAAGTTTCATAAGATAGCCCTAGTTAAAAAATAAATACAATGTATACGGTCTATATTAAGTATAATTTGTAAATTGTCAACAGTTTTTTTAAAAATTAGGTAAAATTTATGAAACAGACAACAATCAGAGTTTATGAAGAAACAAAAAACGAGCTAGAAAGGATAAAAATAGAGATATACCCTATTTACGGGAGAATTTTATCAAATGACGAAATAATTCAAATACTTATAGAAGAAAGAGAGCTAAGAAACAAGAAAGAAAAAAAATGAAAAGTCCGGAACTCCGGAAAAAAGGGACGTGTTACTAGACCGTCCCATTAGATTGCGCGAAGATACCAAGACGGAATATTTAAATCATTAACTGAAATTTCTTGTTGTCTACTAACTCGAATTGGTAATGTAGAAACATTCATGGGGACAGTAATATCAATACCAATAGCTTTTAATCGTTTTTTATGAACATAAAATTGAGAACGATTCAAAACATTAGATATATCCATTCCATTCAGCCACATCATATAGTAGGACTGGGTAGCATTAGCAGATTGACGAGTTTTACAAACCTCATTTTCTATAAGTAAATCAGCTATTGATAAATAATCAGTTGCATTAGTTTTCATATTCTTTAGTTTTTCTTCAATAAAATTAAAATCAAGTAACTGATTAACATCGAAAAAACCTAGAAATGGCGTAAATTTATCATTAAGATAATTCGACTTAAATTCATACTCAAGACGTACAACGCCCTCATCAATACAAAAATCAATTACATTGTCATAATATAGCAATTCATCATCATTATATAAACGTTCAAGTTTTTTACGTTCTCTTATTAAAGATTGAGACTTGTTATATAGCTTAATATATAAACGACGAGAACCTTTCAACCAATCAATAGTGTTACCATCTGGATACAAAAAGGGCATTTTATTTCGATAAGCAAAAGAGCCTAAGGACCTGATAAAACGTTTTTCATTACCCTTACCAACTGAAAAATTTTTAGTTATGTGCACTTGTGAAATACGACAACCATCACCACTAAAGCGGATTTTACCAGTATTAGATTGAACGGGTATCAAATTAGCTGAATAAGTTAATTCAGGTAAACACAATTTTGATAATAATTCGTTATAAACATTAATGCACTGACCAAAAGAGGTATAACCGAAAAGATTATCAGGGCGGTTAAAACGGCTAGGGTTACCAGAAATGGTGAGCCTAGTGCCATCTGATTTAATGCTAATACTAGTCGCATACGAGCCAGATTCTTGGCGAAAAGTGCGTGTTTCGTACTTTAATTCGCCAGTATCTGCATCAATTTTTCTTGTGATGTCTTGGCAAAAAATAGGAATAGGTTCGCTATATTCTTGAGATACAGTAAGCCAATCAATAAAGTAACCGGCTTGCAAATGTGAATCTATATATTTATTATTAATACGCATGTAATGTGACACCTTACCTTGTTGCACGTTATAAAATTTATGGAACCCCTTCCCCAGAGGGGCCCCCTCCCCTAAATTTTCTAACGCGCTCGAATTTTAGTCCCTAGTAATTTCTTCGTTGTTAAATTTAACTGTTTGTGTTGGTGCGTCGCAAGTTAAATAATCAGAATATTCGTAGAAAACAACTTTTACTAAACATTCAGATAATACAAAAACTTTATAGCCCGCAAGCATTAAATCTTGGGTTGAAATAGTAAAGACTGCTTGGCCGTTTTGCGAGGCAGTAATCCATAATTTTTTAACTCGATGATTAACATCTAAGTAATCAGCAAAACCCGAAACAGATAATTTAACTTTGTAAAAGGGGTGGTAATTTTTCGACTGTTTTACTTCTCTTTCGAGAATCAATTCATTCAATGATTTAGAAATTAAATCATTATCATCATTATTTTTATATTCTTTTTTTAAAGCAGTTTTAGCAGAAGATTGCTCAACTGGAGAAGTTGAAGCCGACTTTTCAACTGGTGAAGTTGAAGACGACTTTTCAGCATGTTCGATTTTTTTATTGGGATTAAAAGCTGAAACAGAATTAATAAGGAAACCTAGACCAAAAAAAATAAAAAACGGTGAAAGAATAATGGCAGGGTGCTTATACCATTTTTTTACATCTTTAGTCGTAGCTTCATTAATAGATTGATTACTTTTAGTGTGAGACTGATAAAAAGGAAAGTAACGCTTTTCATACTCACGTTCAAAAGTATTTACAACTGAACTAGTTGAACTACTAGCGCCGTCATGAACTTTAAGAATATATTTATCGTCTTGACCTATCATGCTTTTTTTAATCGCACGATAGCCGATTTGAATCATATCTCTAACGTCTCTATCAATTTTTCGAAAATTCTGAGTCAACAAAAGAATGTCAAAACCATAATGCCGGTGCATCGAGAAAAACTCTTTTAATTCTTTATCACATGAACCTGCACCCATTGCCAGATGCGCTTCATCAACCACGAAATAGACACGCTGGCCTTGTTCATTTTGCCAATTTTCGTATTGCAAATAATGATCTTTTTTAGAAAATGGTCGTTCGCCACCATAATTGTGAAATTGACCGTCAACAACTTCTATAAGATCGCGACAATAATCACCGAAAACTGAAA